GATGAATAGCTGTTCTCGACGGCGGGAGCCACCCCCTACGTGTCGATTGAGAAAGTGAGTACCAGACCTGTAATACGGTCCATTGAGGGTGTGCCAAGCTGAAGAGTGATTACTTTAGGATTGGAATCGACACGGCCTACTAAAGTAATTGGAGCCCAGATACCAGCAACACTAGCCCATGCGTAACCCAGAAAATCGCTAGCCTGGAAAGCTGGTTGAGCCAGTAGGACGGACCAGTCAGTCGGCGTTGGCTGGAACTGTCTGATATCGAGAGTCAGCTGAGTTTTCGCAGCGTTAGGTTCAAAAGCATGTTGACTCGTTAAATTAAACGTAGACACGCTCCCATGGGAGTGAACAATGATGGTTGTGGCCAAGTTAGTGTTGGGAATACTAGATGCCAGGTTCGCTGAGAATGTTTGGAGCAGTGTCTGAGATGAGTAAGACGCCAAACCTGCACTATCGCGACAAAATCTAGGGTTCATATTAAGTGTCAGAGTTCCATCGTTAATTGCCAATGGAGACAGTACTTGCTTCGGCACAGTCTGGGTTGTATCATTTAGTTTAGTCTCTAATGAATTAACTTGGGCGGCCAACGTTGATAAACTAGACTTCAGGTTGGTAACATCAGTCCTCAAGGACGCGTAGTCTGATGACAGTTGAGTAACTGAGTCGGCAGTGGCGTCTAACCTTGAGGAAGTACTAGTGAGTGAAGTGGAAAGCTCGGAAAGCTTGTCAGTGTGGGAGGCGATGGTTGAAGACAATGTACTAAGAGTGTCAGAGTAGGACGCTAATTCGGCCGAAAGAGCGCTACATTGCGTAGATAGCTGTGTGATGGTTGAAGAAGCCAATGCCAGCTGCGAAGACACATCAGTGACTTTCGTGCGCAAAGATGCTAACTCATCGCGAAGAGCAGATAGATCTGATCGCGAAGCGCTTATGCTCTGGGTCATCGTCATGATCAAAGCGATAACTTCTCTTCGCTGCTGGGGATTGAGCGAATGGTGAATAGTGAATGATGACATGAGATCTATTGTGATTTGTTAAAGGAGTCACGCGAATAAGGACACAATCGAGCTCACAGAAGTAGGGTTTAGAACTGTCAGCCGCACGACGACCAACGAGCTGCACGTGCCAAACCACTGGATCCGTTGCAATGTGCGGCAAACTAACACGCTGAGGGTGGTCTAGTGGAATGTCAACGTTGATGTAATAAGTGATCTCGCGGAAGCAAATAAGGCTTACAACGGGGTAAGTGCCGGAGATGATCCAGGGTCCATAAAATGAACAATCAGACACTGGTAACGTCCGCCGAGATCGGCCTGACATATCCGCGAGTTAGCGCAACCAACTCCTTGTGGTAAGTACGTCTAATATGAGATGTCTTCCACTTGAGGTAACAGCAGTAGAACAGCCCGAGCAGAAAGATGACCAGGATAATACCACCACCAACAGCAAGATGAGGCCAATAAGTAGTCAAGATAGACGTAGCCTGTAAATCTCCACCTGCCTTATTCTTAGATGATTGACAATGGACACTCCCAAACACGGAAACCAGACCGGCACAATCACCACTCATAGCGACACTCGAGAACAAAAAAAATAAGC